TGCAAGTGATGAAGATTTTCTTAATTACATGACAAGTGGTTTTTTAAAAAATAGCCCTCTTGGTTATCTTCCAAGTAAAGGCACAGAAGTTACAATGAGTAATATGTTTCTTCCTACACAGTTTCAATTACTGTTTGGTAAACAAAATGAAATGCGTAAAAATTTTATAAAAGATGAATTAACAAGAAGAGGTTATTTTACAGGTAATTTTGATAAAAATAAAAATCCTCTTTTTGATATTGGCAGTAAAAATGTCAATACAAACACAGGTGGTATAGAAAGTTTACTTCCACAAAATGTTCAAGGACAACCTGTGACTGATGTATTCGGAGACACTTATCAGCAAGTAGCAAATGATGGACAAGGTAATACAGGTTATACCTTTACCTCTGGCACACCATTACCAACTGTTTCACAGCAAACGCAAACAGGCGTTAATTATGGAACAGGTAGAGGTGGTACATCGGCACAACAAAGGCAAATGGATATTCAAGATACAAGAAAACCACCTAGTAGTGCGGCTGAATCTTTTAGAAGATACGGAAGATAATGGAAAAAGAAAAAGAAATACAAAAAGGAAATAGAGCCAAACAAATACTAGAAGATGAAATATTTGCAGAGGCAGTAAAAAGAGTTTCAGACGAGTTAGACCTAGAATGGATTAATTCGCCTGTAAGAGACACGGAAGGGCGAGAAAAAATTTACATGATGAAAAAAATGTTAAATGTCCTTTTGGTGCAACTACGATCTGTTATGGAAACAGGTAAACTAGCATCCAAACAGATCAATCAATAATCTTAATAAGGAGTTACAATGGCAGACACGCCTCAAGAGGAATCTGCTGTTTCAAAACCAACCTATACAACAGATGAAACAGCAAAGGCTTTCGCTACCCTTTTAAATAACGAGACTGCAAGGAACGAAGAGCCTACAACGGAAGTATCAGAAAGTAAGGAAAGTGATCTTCAACAAGACACCACCGAACTTACGCCAGACGATATAGACGTCAACGACATAGTAGATAACGAAGAAACTATTTCAAACAGCGAAGAGACACTTTACGAAATTACTGTCAACGGACAGAAACAACAAGTTACCCTCGATGAGCTTATGAAAGGTTACTCTAGGGAATCAGACTATACCAAGAAAACAATGGAGCTAGGAGACAAGCGAAGAGAAATAGAAACTTTGCAAAGTGACTTAGCGAAAGAGTTAGAAGCAGTCAAAAATTCTAAAAGTCAATATGCACAACAACTAGATGATCTAACACAACAGTTAGGCACTAAGGAACAAAATATAGACTGGGAAACTTTATATCAAGATGACCCTGCGGAGTATGTTCGCAAAAAAGCAGAGTCAGATAGACGTAAAGAAATGTTGCAACAAGCACAAATTGAAAAGCAACGTCTTCAAGAAGAACAACGAGCAGAGCAAGAGAAAGTATATAACGATTACATTGCAAAAGAACGTCAAATCTTAGAAGAAAAATTACCAATCTATAAGAATAAAGAAAAGAGAGAAGCATTTGTTAAGAACTTAACAAACTTTGCTAAAGAGAATGGTTATACTGACCAAGAAATTGCAATGATGGTAGATCATCGTGCAGTTATGTTGTTAGCTAACGCTTACAAATACGATCAGTTAAAGAAAACTAAACTCTCTGGTAAAAAAGTAAATACTCCTCCTAGAATTGTTCGACCTAATGCGTCTAATGTGACGGAAGCATCTAATGATAAACAACGTATTGATCGCAGAATGAATAAACTGAAAAAATCTGGATCACTTCGTGACGCACAATCGGTGTTGAAAGAAATGATGCAAAACGAATAGGAGTTAAAAATGGCTGTACCTACAAATACAGTAGAAACTTTTGATCGTGTTGGTATAAGAGAAGACTTGGCTGATGTTATTTACAATATAGCACCAACTGAAACACCTTTCATATCAAATGCGGCATCAGGTTCGGCGGCTCAAACTTTACATGAGTGGCAAACAGACGGATTAGCAAATGCGGCGGCAAATGCTCAAAAAGAAGGCGATGACTACACACTAGGTAGCAGAGCGGCAACAGTAAGACTAAATAACTACACACAAATCTCAGCTAAAACTGTAGGTGTGTCTGGCTCTGACCAAGCGGTAACAAACGCAGGTCGAGGAGACGAACTTGCATATCAATTAGCAAAACTTGGTAAAGAGTTAAAAAGAGATATGGAGTTTGCAAACATCGGTGTAGAAAATGCAAAAGCGGCAGGTTCATCTGGTACTGCTAGAGAATCAGCATCAGTTGGTACTTGGTATGGTGGAAACATCGCAGGTACTGCTTCAAGTGCAGGAAACTTTTCTACTAATGGTTCTCCAAGTGCAAGCCCCGCAGGTACTGGAGCTACTGCAATCGCAGGTGGTACTAACAGAACTTTTACAGAAGCATTGTTAAAAGCAGGTCTAAAAAAATGTTACGAGCTAGGTGGAAACCCAGACGTAGTATTAATGTCTGCTTCACATAAACAATTAGCATCTGCATTTTCTGGTGTAGCAACACTATACAAAAACGCTGATGACAAAACTGTTATCGGTGCGGTTGACGTATATGTGTCTGACTTTGGCGAAGTAAGTTTCGTACCAGACAGACATCAACAAGCTAACAGAGTTGATATTTTGGAAATGGATAAGTGGGAAGTATCTTACCTAAGACCATTCCAAACAAAAGACTTAGCATCAAGCGGAGACAACGATAAGAAACTACTCTTAACAGAGTGGACTCTTACTGCAAGATCGCCAAACGCTAACTACGGAATATTTAACTTAACTGCATAATTGTAGTCATAGGATAAGGAGGGGGTTTACCCCTCCTATTTAATTTTAACATGAGGATATAACAATGCGTGGAATGAAAAAAAGAGCAAAAAAGAAAATGAAAAAATCTCCTGTATTTAACGAAGATACAAAGAAAAAAGTTAAAAAGAAAAAGAAAAAATAATGTCAAAAAAACTTTGGATAGATAATCCAAATGACACCAATGTTGTTAAAACAAGGATGCACATTGACGAGTCAGAAAACAAATACCATTTTGAAGATGTGCAAGACGTTAGCCCAATATTGGAACGTAATAAGTTTGAGGCTAAGAATGATTTGTATAAAGTCAGAGGAATGCAAGATGCAAAAATGTATAAAGTAGCATCTATCCCTTTGATTGTTGTTCAACAGTTAGCACAAAAAGGAATTATGTCTAATGCAGGTCGCATTATAGACAAAGATCGTTTTAAAAAATGGTTAAACGACCCAAACAATAGACACTTTAGAGTATATCAAGGAAATGTATAATGGCACTAGACACTTTTGCAAATTTAAAAACAACGATAGCAAATTATCTCAATCGTGATGATTTAACTGCGTACATTCCTGATTTTATTTCTTTGACAGAAAAAAGACTTAATAGAGAGTTGCGTGTTAGAGAAATGATTAACAGTGATACATCTACAACAACTGTATCGGGTACACAAAACTATACTGTACCAACAGGTTTTATAGAGGCAATAAGTGTTATTTTTCAAAGTGACCCATTTACTACTTTATCTTATATTAGTAATCACGACTTTTATCGTAGTTATAATTCAAGTGTTACATCTGGTACACCAACGTTTTTTACGATTGTTGGCGATAAAATAAAATTAGGTGTAACTCCCGATCAAGCAGTAACATTACAAATAGATTTTTACAAAACTGTAACTGCTTTATCAGATAGTAATACAACAAACGATATACTGACTAACTACCCAGAATTATATTTATATGGTTCTTTAGCAGAGTCATCGCCATTTTTAATGCAAGATGAAAGATTACAAACATGGGCTAGTTTGTATAAAGAAGCAGTAAGCAAAGCAAACGAGTCATCATCTAAAGGGTCTTCATCAACACCATTATTAATGTCTGCAAGATCGGTGGTCTAAATGATTAAGTTTGGCGATTTGCAAGCTGATCTACCTACGTTTCAAAACACAGGTGCGATTAAGGTTGATAATGTTATTCCTTTAAAAGATGGATACAAAAGTTTATCGGGCTTCCAAGCATTGAGTTCAACAGGTTTAACTAATCCTGCTGTTGGTTTGTTTACATCATTCTCTAGTAGTGGTTCAACAAATTATGCAGGCGATAGAACAAAACTCTATCAAATGGATAGTAGTCTTGTCTTTCAAGATAAATCAAAGTCTGGTGGATATAACAATTCTACTACGGAAAACGAAAGAGACTTTTGGGCATTTACACAGTTTGGTAGTAACATTATTGCGACTAACCACGCAGATAATATACAAAAATTTGAAGAAGGTGTTGATAGTGCATTTAGTGATCTAGTATCATTAAAAGCTAAATACATTGCTGTTATAAGAGATTTTGTAGTAGCAGGATATACAACAGAGTCATCAACAGCATATAACCAACGAGTTAAGTGGTCTGGTATTAATAATAGTTCACAATGGACACCAAGCCAATCAACACAATCTGGTTTTCAAGACATTGTAGGTTCACATGGTAATTTACAAGCAGTTGTTGGTGGCGAAAGTTTTGGTATTATATTTTTTGAAAGAGCAATATACCGAATGGATTACGTTGGTACTCCTTTAGTATTTCAGTTTTCTAAAATAGCAGACAATGTAGGAGCATTTTCTCCGAAAAGTGTTGCCTCATTTGGTAACATGATATTCTTTTTATCCCAAGATGGATTTTATAAATTAACAGGTGGACAACAGTTAGCACCAATAGGAAATGGTCGTATAGATAATTTCTTTTTTGATGATCTATCATCGAACTTAGATGGTATTTGTTCAGCAGTTGACCCCAACAATAGTGTTGTTGTTTGGTCTTATAGAGGTAGTGGTTCAACAGGTACTTCGGACATTAATAACAAACTGTTAATTTATAATTATGCTGTTGATAAATGGAGTACGGGGTCTGGTATGGATTTACAATTTATATCTAGTGCCTCGCAGGAAGCATTTACAACATTAGAAAGTTTAGACGTATTAGGCGATTTAGATAATCTTCCTAAATCTTTAGACTCATACTTTTATAAAGAAGGTATTGTTGGTCTTGCAGGTTTTGATAGTAATAATAAGTTTGGAAAATTTATTGCGACATCATTAAATGCAACTGTTGACACAACGGAGTTTGAAGGGGCAGAGGGAAGACGATCTACATTAATTAATTGCCGCCCTATTGTTGATGGTACAACTAATACATCAGTTACAGTAACACCGATATCAAGGTCTTCACAGTTAGACACGATAAGTACAGGTAGTGCCGTATCAACAAGAGATAGTGGCGATTGTCCATTACGTTCTACATCACGCTATCATCGTTTACGAGTGTCCGTTAGTGGAAACTTTAATACAATGAGTGGCGTTGATATTGAGGCAAGACCCGAAGGCAAAAGATAATGGCTGACAACCAATTTCCCGTTGTTCCTTTATCCATGCCCGATCATGGTCAACATTTACGTCTTGTATCAACAAGTTTAAATAATACGATTGATGGTAAACTTAACTCAACAGGTACAGTTACCTTAACAGCTAGTGCAACATCAACAACATTATCCGATGTTCGTATTGGTGGTAACTCTGTTATTTTATTTACTCCAACAACATCAAACGGAGCAACAGCTCATGCTAACCTTTTTGTGTCAGCAAAAGCAAGTGGTACAGCAACACTAACACACGCTAGTTCATCGAACACAGATCAGACTTTTGATTATGTTGTTATTGGATGATTACGCAAGTACCTCGAGAAGATATTAATTATGTATGGCAACAAGTAGAGCCATTAATAATAAGAGCTTTAGATGATTCGTACACAGCACGGGATGTGTTGGATGGTATTATTAGAAACAAGTTTCAATTATTTATTAGTTGGGAAAATGACAAAGTGGAAAGTGCCGTTGTTACAGAGGTAGCAGACTATCCACGCAAACGTATCTTACGATATGTCCTCGCAGGAGGAGACAATTTGGATAATTGGCTTGAGCCAATCCAAAACAAAATAGAAGAATTTGCAATTAACAATTATTGCCAAGCTATTGAGGTAGCAGGGCGTAAAGGTTGGTTGCGTAAACTTAAAGGGTTTGAACAAAAAATATACATAATGAGTAAAGAACTATGAGTAAAGGTAGCAATCCAAGTAACGTAACAACAACAACAAGTGCAGAGCCAAGTGAATTTGTACGCCCATATTTATCACAGGCTTTCGATCAAGCTCAAAACTTGTTTGAGTCTAGTGTACCTAATTATTATCCTAATCAAACGTATGCTGATTTTTCCCCAGAAACAGAAACAGCATTACAATTAGCAACAGCTAGAGCTACGGGAGGTAATCCTCTTCTTGGTTCATCACAAAATGAAATAAATAATATCTTACAAGGTAACTATCTATCGCCAACATCGAACCCATACTTACAAGGTTTATATAATCAAATGGCAGGCGATGTTACAGCAGGAGTTCAATCACAGTTTTCTAAAGCAGGAAGATTAGGTAGTGCGGCTAACCAACGAGTCTTAGCAGACGAGTTAGGAGAGCTTGCAAACAAAGTGTACGCACCTAACTACCAAATGGAAAGACAAAACATGATGGCGGCTACACAGTTAGCTCCACAGCTTGCACAGGCTGACTATCAAGACATACAAGCATTAGCAGGTGTTGGACAACAACGAGAGGGTCAAGAAATGGCTCAAATCCAAGATTCAATTAATCGTTTTGATTTCGAAAATCAAAAACCATATTATAAACTTCGTGAGTATCTTGGTTCTATTGGTTCTCCTTACGCACAAACAGTTTCACAAACGCAACCTGTCTTTAGAAACACAGGTGCAGGATTACTTGGTGGTGCTATGGCAGGCTCACAAATTGCTAGTGGTATTCAAGGTATGAATCCGATGTATGGTGCAATCGGTGGTGGATTATTAGGAGGGTTCTTTTAATGGTAACTAGAAGCAATCCTTTTTATTATTCTAATCCGTATAGAGGCGATGAGTTTACAGGCTCGTATCAAAATGTTGGTGGTAATGCAAACAGCGTTTATGGAGGTGGCACTATTGCTAATCCTGTTTATCCTAATGCAAGATCACTTAACATAAAAGCTAGAAAAAAACCTTCATCAAATCCTTTGTTAGTCAATCCAGTATCTAACAGACAAAATATTTCAATGGCAAATAATAGACCTCCTACCCCACCTAATTATAGAGATAATCTTTTAAATTATATTTTATCTCCAAGTGGAAAAGGAATGGCACAGGGTTTATTAGAAGCAAGTGCATATTCAACAAAACCTGTTGGTATGGGCGAGGCTTTTGCAAGAGGTATGGCACGATCTAATGAAGCACAAGCATTAGCAAATGAAAAAGCATACAAAGATGCTTTATTGGAATTACAAAAAGAAGAATTAGAAATTAAAAAAAATACTAAAACTCAAACAAAAGCAAATACACAAACCTACGTTGATAAAAAAGGAAACACATTAACTTTAGATTTAAACAATCCTGACGATCAAAAAATAATGCAAACAGAAGGATTTAAAAATAATTTTGTTGAAATGAGTTTACAAACAGATGAAACTCCTACTGTTATTCCTAATAGTGTTAGCAATAATGTTTCAGAACAATTTGGTAATACAAAAACATTAGTACAAAATATTACTGATTATCAAACACAATTAACAAACCCAGAAGCATTAACATCAAGTTCATTAAGTAGTTTTGTTTTAACAGTAGATAATATTAAAACATTAACAAAAGAAGCAGGCGGATTATTTAAAGATAATACAGGAAATGAACAATCAAATATAGATGATTTTTTTGCAAAAACAGAAAAAACTTTAGATAACAAAATACAAACGAATAATGCAGGAACAACAGGAATTTTAAAATCAACTGCCGTGCAAATAGCTTATGATTATGCAAAACAAAATAATCCTGATGGCAAAATATCAGAAAGAGATTTTGACAATGCACTTAAAATTTTAACAGCAGGAGGAATATCTGATAAAAATGCACTAATTCTAAATGCTGAAAGATTAAAAAACAATGCTGTAAGAAGTTTTAAAAATAATGTTACAGGAATAAAAGGTGCAAATAATTTAGGAGAGAATACTTTTTCTAATTTGGTTTCAGATATAGATACTGAATTAAAAAATTCTCCTTTTGCAACTTTTAATAACAATGAAGAAAGCACAGAAAGTGCAACAAGTATAACAATAAATTTGGATGATTTATAAATTATGGGTTCAGCTACATTAAAACTTAATGGTAAAAATGTTTTAGACAATGATACTGGTTTGCCAATTAAAATTAAATTCAAAGGCGATAAACCTAATGAAGAACAAATTGAAAAGTTAAAAATTCTAAAAAATGATATACAACAAGACATAGATCAACCTGTCTCTGGTGCAGGTAGTGTTGTAGATCAACAACTAGGTATGTTGTTTTCTTCGCCTACTATGGCATCATCAAGAATTACATATCAAGCAGGTAAAGATATTATTTCTAACATTGCATCTTTTGGGTTTGACATAGGTTCGTTTTTTGCAGAGTCAGACACACCTAATATTGCATCATTAGTTATGGGTACTCCAAGTCTAATGACTAATAAAACAGATGCAGAAAAAAAAGAAACTAAAGAATTTTTTGATAATACAGCAGAAAATATAAGAAACTTTTTACCAGATGTTGCAGACTTACCTGCTGGCGATGGTCAAACATTTGGTCAAGCTAACCCTCTTAGACAAAACATTGAAGATGCTATTGCAACAGGAGGTCAATATATAGCTCCTGCTGTTGGTGTAACAAGATTAACTAATGCTTCTCAATTACCTAAAGCATTAAAATATGGAACTAACTTATTAGGAATTACTGCATCTGATGTAGCGGTAACTGACCCAGAAAAAGCAATGACTGTAGCAGATGCTTTTGGAATAAATATATCTCCAACAAAAATTAATGAAGATGATTCAGCATTAGAAAAAAGATTAAAAGTAGGAGCAGAAACTATACCTGCGGTATTAGGTGTTGATGCTATTGTTAAGGGGTTAAAACCTCTTATACCTGCTAGTATAAAAGAAAGTATATCAGCACCTTTTAGTAAAGAAGTACAAAAAAACCTTCTTGCTAAAAAAATGTCTAAAAATATTTACCAAGCAGACCCAGAGAAATTTCCATCATCACAATTTAACAGAGAAACAAAATTACCAGATGATGTTACAGATCAGTTAATAGCAAATATTGATGAAGCTGTTGAAATTGGAAGTAAAGTAGGTGTAACTCCAACAGTAGGAACGTCTAGTAAAAATGTAGGTTTGATTGCTATGGAAAGAAATATTAGCACAGCTCAAGGAACAAGTAGTGCTATGACTAACAGAAAAATACAAAACATAGCTAGTATGACAAATGCTTTGCAAAAGTCATTAAAAACACAACCTCTAGCAACAACAGAATTTGTTGAAACAACAGCAACTAAATTAAGAGCAAGTGAAGATTTAAAAAATCAATTAAATATTAACTTACAAGAAGCAATAGATGAAACAGATAATTTAATTACAGGTTTTACAAAATACGCAAAAAAAGACCCATCTATTTTATCAAGCAATATAGATACAGCATTAAGAAAAGATTTACAAAGTTTAGTAAGTAATAAAAATAAATTATTTAATAGTATAGACCCTAATGGTACTGTTATATTAGACAGAGCTATACTTAGGGATGCACTTAACAATTCTACACTAAGCAAAACTCCAAAACTTACTAGCTCATTATTAAATACATTAACTAAAAATGTTTTAAATGACAAAAAAACAGGAGCTATTTATAATACATTAAAAAAATTAGCTTCTAATAAAACTAAAACACCATTAACGTATCAACAATTATCAGCTATTAGACCTATATTAACATCTAAAATTAATACATATTTAAAATCAGATGAGGCTAATGGCGAAGTAGTTAAAAGATTAAGTGCAATAAAAAAATCTATTAATGATTACACAGAAAAATTAATTAATAAAACTGATAAATCAGTATCAGATAGAGCAAAAGAGGCTTTAGTATATTATAAAGATACATTTACCCCTGCTTGGAAAGAAGGTGTAGGTAAAATATACAAAGATGGAATACAAAGAAATAAACCATTTTTCCCTTCAGAAGTAGGCAATAAATTTATAATTGGCAAACCTGTTGGTGGTTCTAAAGAAACTATTAAACAACTCAACAACATGATTTCAAGAGCTTCAAAAGACGAAGTTTCTCAAGCAAAAATATTAGATGATGTTAATGATTATGTTTTATATCAATTTGCTAATAACGTAACAGGTAAAAATGCTAAAACAAATTTAAACGCTGTTAAAAGATTTATTAGAAATTATAAACAAATATTAAAAACACCAGAATTTAGTAAATCTAATAAAATTATAGAAGGTGCTAAAAGAGAATTACAAATACAAGATAACAAAATATTATCTAACAATGCAAAATTAAAAGAATTGCAAAGTAATATTTCACAAAGACAAAAAGATTTATCTTACAAAGCACTTAATAATTTAATTGATTTAGATGCAAATAAATTTGCAAATGCTGTTTTAAAATTACCAATAGATAAAGCTCTAAAAACTATACAAGAAGCAAAGGCACTAACTAAAGATAATCCTTTAGCACAACAAGGCTTGAGAAATGTATTTATAGATTTTGCAGAAGAAAATTTAACTAAATTCAATGTTAATGCAATGGGTGGAGATTTAGTAACTACTGCTGTTGCTCGTTTTAATTCTTTTATGACTGATAATACAGCAAAAATTTATCAAGAAATTTTAGGTAAAAAAGGTTTAAATACAGTTAAAAATGTTCATAGTTTATTAAAAAATTTTGAAAACATAAATTTAAAAGCTGTTACGGATTCTGATGTAACAATGTTAGCTCAAACTTTGAATAATTCAAGATTGTTTTTAGCTTCTATGTACGGAATAATTAGAGGAAGTGCAATTTTTAGATTATCAGAATTACTATCAAAAGCATTAGGTTTTCAACCACAAGCAACTATGGAAAGTTTAATGGTAAGAAGTTTTCTTGACCCAGAGTTGGGAAAAGAAATGTTAAGAAGAGCAAATCAACAAAACGTAAAACCTTTTGCATTAAAAATAAAAGGGTACATCGCTAACAATCTTCCACAGATACAAAGTGAAGGAACAGAAAATAAACCAAAAAGATTTAGACTAGCAGAATAAGGAAAAAAAATGACAATAAGTAACTTTAGTACAACAGCAAGCAATAACACCAGTATTAATGGTGTCTCTATTGCAGAGGGTATGTCTCCTAGTGACGTTAATAACGCACTTAGAGAATATTCCAAAGATTTAAGGACTGTTTGGAATGACAAAGAATGGTTTTTACTTGGTAGTGGAAATCAAACAGTAACGTACACCAGAGCTTCGGCTACAAGTGTTACGATCAATGCTGATGTGTCTTCTACTTATCATGTAGGTCGTAGAGTTAAAGTTATAGGTACAGCAACAGGCACTTTGTATGGTAAGATTGCTACGTCTTCTTATTCTTCTCCGAATACAACAGTTACTTTTACTTTTGATAGTGGGTCTATAAACTCTGGCGATACAACTGTATCAGTATTTGTTGGTAGTGTATTTAATAACCCTAGTGTTCCTGTAATAGACACAGACGCTATGACAGAGGATAGTGCAATACTTCCTCCTTCACAGCAATCTGTTAAAGCATTTGTAGAGTCTGGTAGTATTACCATGACAAACAAAACATTAACTAGCCCAACATTAACATCCCCTGTTCTTAACACATCATTATCTGGTACTGCTTTTAAAGATGAAGATAATATGTCATCAGATAGTGCTACTGCTGTTGCTTCTCAACAAAGTATTAAAGCATATGTAGATAGTCAAGTTACTGCACAGGATTTAGACATTAGTGATGGCTCTTCGACAATAGCTATTGATCTTGATAGTGAGACTCTAGGCATACTTGGTGGCACAGGAATAACGTCAAGTGCATCTGGTAATAATGTTACTCTTGCTATTGACGGAACAGTAGTTACGGAAAGTTCTACTGACACATTAACAAACAAAACTATTTCTGGTAGCTCTAACACACTATCTAACATTGCTAATTCAAGTCT